AATTTTATGTCCAGATAATGATCATTGATCTCGCACTCCCCACACGTTTCCACCTCACCATATCTGATAAGCTTATAGGATGCGCTTAATATCGTGAATGGTTCATCGTTGGGACTTCTGATCAGAAGTTTTACGTGCTTATCTTCACCTAAAATGAATACTACTTTATTCACAGCAACACCCCCTTCCGTGATGACATGGATATACTGCTTCCACAGTATAATCGTCTGCTTGTACAACTGCTTTGTATTCTTCCGGAATTACTTCCGTCACGTAATCAAGCGGAACGAGCCTCGCGCATAGCGTAGCTGGATCTACAATCAACAGCATCTTTGCACAATACGCTACGTTTTCCGCATCGTCATAAGCTGTGACTTCAACCACATACATTCCATCTAAATCAAGAGGGACTGTGGTATTCCACAAGTCCCCCTCTGCACGCTCAAAGACAACTTCTTTCCCATCGACCTTACCGATTACTTTCGTAATCATACGGTACCTCCTTAGTCTGTCACCTCAACGGAGATAATAAATGTCTTACCACAGTCAACTGGGTTCGGTGTAAGAGTAATACCCTTGAATACAGGTGCGCCAGTATCAAGTGTAACCTTACGTGTGACTGTTGTAGTCTTGCCAGCCTTGTCTTTTGCAACAACAGTAATTGTGTTAGAACCATTGGTAAGAGTAATTTCCTTGCTGAATGAACCATCAGAATTAACTGCAACGGATGCTCCATTTACTGTAACTGTAACAGGTTTAGATGTCGCATCATCTGTTTTACCAGATACAACCAGAGTGGATTTATTTGTGATAAGCCCATCCGCTGGATTTGTAAGTGTAAGTGTCGGTGGAATTGTATCAATCGTAAATGTGACTGTCTTAGCTGTTGCAGCGTTTCCATCATAGTCGGATGCTTCGATTGAAATAGTATGCGCACCATCTGCCAATGCTGTTCCTGGAGTGTAGGAACACTCATAACCGCCTGTAACTGCTGTTTTTGTGAAACTCGTTGTTACTTTTGCGCCATCAACTTTGATAACGATTGTATCTGGATTAACCCCAGAGTCATTATCTGTCACCTTAAACCTAATAGCTGGAGTTGCGTTTGTAATGTACGCGCCAGCTGTCGGGTAGGTGAATACAAGTGTCGGTGCAACTTTTTCAAGAACACGAAGTAACAGATTCGCTCCGAAAGTAGCATCACTTTGATCTATTGTAGTTGAGTTTCCGGCATCATCTGTAGCTATTACAGAGCCTCCATATTTATGACCATCTTGTGAGTAACTGGATTTGCTAGGTGCCGGCACTGTTGCTTTATACTTTCCCGTAGATGCATCAAGCGTCAGATCATATGTCTGACCATTAAATACATACTGTACTGTTTTAACTGCCATTTTTCTTTCCTCCCTATGCCTCCACGATGACCTCATCGTAACCATCGGTTTTCAGGATTGTGTCCACTTCGTCTTTCCATTTTTTGTACAATCTTGTCCTAAAATATGCACGGTATTTCTTCTGGCCTGCCTCTGTGCTTTTGTCTGCCTCTTCCATAATTCTTCTTGCAATAAATGTTGTCATATCATTCATCCTTTCTTTTCCTTTCTTATTTTGTATCCGTATTTTCTGTATCAGTTTCTTCTGTGCCATCACCGAGCAGTGCCGGCAGCACGTCTGTGAGGATACTGTCCACGGTAGCAATAAGCTCTACACATTCAGCCTCACGGTTTTTGTTAGCTTCCGTAAGATTGTCCACATCAATACGATCCATTTGTGATTCTTTTTCCCGATACATCACTACTCCTAGAATTCCGCCAATGTACTTCACAAGAGCATTGAGATTGGTGTAATTCTCATAAGTTGCGACTGTGGACTCCCGTTCTGTCGCAACCATCTTTCGAGTCTTGAACTCGTCCTGGAACATGGTTCGAAGTTCCTCTTCCGTTGCTGATATTGTCTTAATTAGGAGACTTCCATCTACACGGATCGATGCGGACTGGATTGTCATTTCAGTCGCATCGTTAAATGTAATCTTCATTTTTTACTCCTTTCTGTGCGATGTCGCACAATATAAAAAGAGCCTTTCGGCTCTGGTTGACAGGTTTCTATATAATAAGCGCATGACATATGAGTGTGAATTGTATTTATCGTAAGGAAGGCCCTCCTTTCTTATTTTTTATTGGTGTCATGTGCTTATTTTCCTTAACTAAATAGCAATATAAAAATATTAAATTCTAAAAATGACAATGGTCATGCACTTAAAGTGTTTAATGCATCCGAAAATCTCGCATATGGGTGCTGGGATGATGGCTTGTATCGTTATGGCGGTTACTATGGCAACGGCGCGCCATCTGACTGGGCTGGCATTATGTTGGTGTCCGTAATCTTCATTAATGGAGAAGTCAACGGCTATCTTAAAGTTGCATGGGATATG